ACCGGGTACTTTTTTATAAGCGGGTGGGGCACGACCTGCTAAACTAGTGTCTGCCGCATTGTACGATTTAAACCTATAAAAGAAATCCAAACAGTTACAGTTAACACGTGCGGTGTTTTTAGTAAGTTCAATTGGTTGCATATGATATTCTTTACCATCCTTCGCTACAAATGATATATTTGTGTCTGTGCTTTCTCCCTCATATATTACGTCATTAAAAATTACAATAGTATCATAGTCTTTCGCTTTTTCTTTTTCTTTTTCTTCTGGCGTAACCGCTCGAGCGTTATTTTGTTTTGTCTTTGGGGGCGAGTGTACGACAGCAGTAATATTTAAATTTTTGGTACCAACATACGGCAAAAATATCATTTGCGAAACAGTAAGTGGTTGTGTTGCGTATTGGCGTTTTGTAGTGGATGGGAGAAATCCTTGAATGTTCTGGTCAAGGTTTTGAACAGTCGAGTGCTCTGTAAGTATTTCTTCCAGTTGGTCGTTGATTCGTTTACCGCGTATTACTTCTAATTTAAGTTCCATAGATATATTTATCCACGGAAAAAATAAAAGCCCAATAAGGGCTTTTATTTTTGAAGGTTGCTATCTACAACATAAATGTCGTCGAATTCACCATTTGACGGTAAGGCAAGCGTGTTGTACTGGCGACGTACCGCTTCTTCTGGTACATTCTTATCCTCACGCAACCGCTGGCGGTCGATAACATCTTGTAAGGATACTGGGAAAACAACACCAATTGTGTAGTAACCAGCCTGACGTGCTTGACGAATGTAATGTGCTCGACGCTTTTTGGAAGTATTGGTATTATCTACCACAACATCATTTCCAGATTTAAGCATTGTCGCATATTCAGCATTCGCCTTGTTCATAAAACCTTTATCGGCGCATGCTTTAGCAAATGCTTCCTTGTAGTCATCGGGGGCATACCATTCAAGACGGAATCGGTCTAATGAAAAGTGTTCCTTTTCAACACCAACCAAGTCGTAGAAAGTAGATTTACCTGAACCAGACGCTCCAATAAGCATGAACAATTTTGGTGAAGTGTCGAAATTATCCTTATCCAATCCAACGTCATCTTCCCACACCTCGTCACATAGTTTATCAAATTCCTCACACCACACATTAACCTTGGCACGCTTTTCGGTAGCGTCGTCGGATATTCTACCCCACGTGTCAGCTTTCAATAATGCGATAAACGCATCAGGACCAGCAAGCTGTCCATTGGTGGTAAGCGCCAACATTCTACGCTTGTCTGTCTTTTTGATATCCCACGGCAAATGATTTTCAATCATCCAACCAGTGCGGTAAATATCAACAGGCTTGAACCCAAAACGACGAGAAAGCATAACCCAATTTTCAACTGCCCATGTTTCCCATAAGCGTGCAGAAATTAATTCATGACCGCCGTAACGGTAGTATGTACCACGTTCTGGTTTGTATGCTTCTGTGCGTGCTTCTGGCTTACCAACGTCGTGAAACGCTGATGCAAATGCACCACACAGGTCAATATTGTCCCACTGGTTTTGATTTAATACAAGCGTTATGTATTGTCCAACCACCATACGGGTGTGAACTGCCACAGTCGCCTCGCGGTGCCAAGGGGAAGCTTCGGAAACTTTATCCATGCCGAGAAAGAGCGCAGCGAATGCGAATTCGTTATGGAACCAAGTTATAAATTCTGTTTTTAAATCTGTCATATGGGGAGTATATATAACTTTAACCTAATTGTCAACCCCTAAAATATCATTGGGAGGGAGTCATCAGCATCGGGGTCGTCGTATCCACCTTCGTAACCATCCCAATCAGCGTCATCCCAATCATCTACATTAGCAGAATATAGCTTCTCATACGCCGCCATTTCGTATGTAGCGATTTCTTCTACAATCCTAATGACGACTAAGATAGATGATATAGAATCGTCTGTGGCGCCTATCTGTGCGGCGTAAGCACCTGCATAGCGCACATACGACTTCATCTCAGTCAAGGTATGCCATGAATTGATTGTCATGTGACCTTTTTCGACAAGTTCTTTAAGTGATACACAGTTCTTCATCTTGCTTTTTGCGGTGGTAGTGAAGCCTAGTTTGTCCTTGCCCGTTTCAGATATAAATTCTGCTGATACTACAGGTTCATCATCCGATTCGTATAGGGAAATAAGACCATTGCCCACACCATTATTTTCGATTGAAAAGAACACAGTTTCGCAATTATCTTCGAGATAGCGAATAAGGTTTTTCAATACACCATATAATTTAGATGTGGACATGGTGTTCTTGCGATATTCGCCGACCTGTATTAAGGACGGGAATTCAAAAATGTTAATGACACTAAAGTCTACACCATTGCCCGATGACGGGTCAACCCCAACTATATAAGTGCCTGTTGGTTTAATGCGGTCATAAAATTCTACGCCGTGGATGTCAAATATTGGTCTAACGCTTTCTAAACGTGTTGTTAATTCTGATAAGTATAACGAATCGATTAACTGTTGGTCGGAAGATAAGAATTCACATTCATACTCTTGACGCCAACGGCGTTCACCAATACGACTAATTTCTTCGCGTTTGAATTTTGCATCACGACCGGGCGGTTCGTCCCATCCAACATAAATCGGTATGTATCCATTAGAACCGGGACCACCATCAATTGAATCGGTGTTTGCTGCGCGCCATACGGACGAGTAAATATCCAAGTCACCGTTTGGTGTGGATGTCATAATACAGCTACCACCCGTTGAAAGGGTAGGTGATATTGATGTCCAAAATTCGTTTTGAATATTTGGTTTAACGAAAGCGAATTCGTCAAGGAATAATAATGAAATAGACATACCACGACCAGAGTTTTCTGATGTAGCGGTTGACACGATACGCGAACCATTATCAAAAGCAATTTCGTGCTTGTTCCAACCATCGTCTTTAACGCCAGCTTTCAACCAGAAAGGAAGTTCTTCATATGCATAACGAATACGCAAAATCATTTCCATGGCGTTGTCGTTTTTGTTAGCGGCGATAAGAATGGTCTTATCTTTATTGTACATCGCGAACCACAATAAGTATGCGGCGGATGTAACAGACTTACCCGTTTGGCGAGCTGATAATACAACAGTGTAGCGCCCAGCCTGATAAGCTCGAATCATCTTTTCTTGATAAGGATATAAATCAAATTTGACTTTACCTTTTGTTGGATGTTGAACGAAAACATATTTCTTAATAAAATAAACAGGGTCACGCTTACACTTCGCAGATTCAAGTATCTGCTCCATTGTATATTCTACGCGGGTGTGTGCGGTTCTTAATCGTTCGTTTTGTTTTCTTGCCATGATATCATCCTTGATATAATTGACTTAGTCACTATCGGTTTTTATGTCTGGTATATTAAATATTGTTTGATTAATTGATTTCTTAGGCAAGGGTATAGTGTATCGTTCTACTATTCGTACTGGTGTGAAACCACTTATACCTTCGATTGCAGCATCATACATCCTATTAAATAAAGTAGAACCCTGACCCGCCGACGTTGATGTTATAATACATCTACCGCCAGTTACAATGGTAGGCACGCACGATTCCCAAAATTCATTTTGAAGTTGGGGGTTAACTAATTCAAAATTCTCAATATATAATAAATCAATTGTCATACCACGACCCACTGATGGTGAAATTCCACGAGCTTGAATTCTCGTGCCGTTGTTAAATCCGATTTCAGTTTTACTGGTGTATTTTATTTTTAAGCCACCCTTCATAGTATCATGTAGATTATCAAATGCATATCTAATACGATTTAGATTATCTACCGCTAGGTCTTGTTTGTTGGCTGTTAATAAAATAGTTTTATCACTATTAAACATGGCATAATAAAAAATATACATCATAGTTATGAGCGTTGTGTCAGTCTGGCGTTCGCCTTTAAGAATAATATTCTCGCCTGAGATTAATGCATCCATATATTCCATTTGGAATACTTTCGGCTGGAATGGTATTGGTCCATACACGGGGTGCTGCATTGCCGCATGAGTTGTTATGTAGTGTAAAGCATCCTGCTTTGAAATCACCATTTCCTTTAGTAACCTTAATTGTGATAATTTATTCATAGTTGTATTTACGGTATAAATGAATTAGGTTACCAATCTATTCTTCTGGTTCGATAACGTTCCCAGCATCAATCTGGTCCATTAATTCTTGATGACTACCCATAAAGACGTTATTGTTGGTGACCTTTTTTGTAATCTTGTTTCGTGAAATGTCGTTCTTATCTTTTTCTTTTTTCTGGTTAGCCTTTTCTTTGACAGCATGTAACGCGGAATTTAACAGCTGTGTTGCTACTTCCATATTTCTTGCTTTGTATTTACCTTCAACGACTTCCGCTTCTGCGCACTGGTCTTCAAAACCTGCCATGGCAGCATCGTAAATTTCCTGAAGCTGACCTTCAATTTCTTCATCCTTTTCGTCGTACTGTTCTGTTGTGGCAAGTTCAGTACTGCGTTCCGTTTTCGTCGTTATGGTCGTACCCGGTTCGATACCAAGCGTTTCTTCTAATGGATGTTCCATTAATGTTTCAATTTCTGTTCGCTTAAAATCACTCATTGTAATCACTTTCCCACATAGTTATTAGATTAAATCCCAACGAACGAATAATTTTTTCCCTGTTCATAGTTTCCGTATACAACTCTTGTGCTGTTTTATTGGAAAATGGATGGCACAAATTCTGAGGTTGATGTATGTTTAGGTTGCCATGCCAATTATCACCATAAAACTCATACACAGTATTTATTAATTCACAATACCCATCAGCCTTGAATCTTGTTGTTGGTATCGAAAATTCGCCACCATTTTCAGCATGTTGAATTTTTATCCCTTCATTAATACTTATACCTTCTATCCACGAGATTGCCTTACTAGAATACGTACTAGAGTTTGCACAACACAAGCACCCATATCCCCTTAGATGATTATGTGCTGTTTGTTCAAACTCACCATGTATGGGGCATATTACAACTATCTTCTTCGTATTATGAATATATTCCAACTTAGAATAGTCATATTTGTTATTATGTTTTGCGTTTGCCCTTTCAATAAATGCATCATTGGTTATTTTTCTATTGACATCACACTTAATTCTTCCACATGTTGGACACCCTTGTCCGTTTAAATGCGCATTGGGTATTTGTTGAAATTTGCCATGGGATTGGCAAATAATATCTACTTTTGTTGAATTATTAATATACTCAACCTTATCATAACCATACACATTTCCATGTTTCTTGATTGCATTATTGATGAATTCTTCTATAGTCGATTTTCGTGGCATTATCTAAATATTCCATTTTCTGATATGACTCTCCAATTAAATCCATATTTGTCGCAAAACAATTTTGCGCTTTTCCACTTAGCCATATTGACTGACCACGTGAGTGCTTCAAAAAGTTGTGTCTTTTTAGATTTGCCACGGATGGTGGGCTTTCTGATTTGTTTTTCTGGCTTTACTTCGATAAGGTCTTGTGAAATTTTACCCGTTTTGTGGTCGATGTATTCTATATAAAAGTCTGGATAATACTTATGCACCTTACCAGTGGTTGGTTTAATATATGGGATTGCTATAATTTCAGAACCCCACTTCTTAACCTTGGTATTGTTGTCAAGGAATTTCATGAAATCTAATTCCCAAGATGAACGATACATAATCTTGCGTATATTACCAACATACTTTTCGGGGTTCTTTGGTGCAAACAAACCCTTACTATGTCCTTTGGTTTTCATTAGCTACTACCACCACCCTGCTCTGCTGCACGGCGATGTGCTGCACCATATCCCCTGTCGCCTAATGGGTCGATTGTAGTAGATAATGGTTGTCCAATTGATGTTGCTGTTGCACTAGACAATGCGCCGGTTACAGATTCAGCCGTTCCACCAACTGCACTGGCTAAACGTCCACCTACAGTGGCAGCGTTGTCTTGGATATCAGATATAAGACCAGAGGCGGAATCTTGAATATCACCCACAGCATCAGCTAAACGACCACCAGCCTGTTCGACCAAGGTCTGTTCTTCTGTAAGAGGCATTTCTGAAAGACCGCCTGCTTCATCACTTGCTGATGGACCTGCTTGGAATACAGGTTCAATGTGTCCGTTGTTTGAAATTCTTTCACCAGATATTTTGCGAATTCTTTCGATGTTAGCTTCAACTGCTAATACAGGAGTAATATGAAGTGAGTCGTATGCGAATTGAAGTTCTACTTCATTGCCCGTAGCACCCTCTGCCATATCAAAATCATCAAGATTCATGGAAAGTATCTTAGGGTTTTTATAATTATATACTGACATAAATCTACCATAGTCAAATAAATGAAATACACGAAGCTCATCTATAAGAGAAGTATTGTTGCCTTCCAGTGCGCCAAGGCTTGCAGAACTTCGATAGTCTCTACGACTACCAAGCAATCCATTATCTTCTAACATTTCATGGTTTATCATAGAACCCGTATCCAAGCCACCAAGGCGTGCAATTGGACTAACCGCTTCTAAGTATGCACTGTAGAAGTTGTGTGTGGCGTTTTTCATATCATCATGAAATCGCATCGTGATAGGTTCATATACTGTTCGTTTTGGGACACGTGACCAGAAATTATAAAAATTAACTTCTTCGTGTTCAATATTAACATTCGGTCTACCCATATTCTTAACAACAAATGCCATCTCTTCAATGATTGGTGCCCATGTTGTATATTCTTCTTTCAATGTAAATTGAAGGATGAACATAAATTTCTGCTTTGGTGCGTACTTAATTAACGACTGTGCGTAGTTTTTTGCACCACAAAGCTCTATCTTATTATCTTCATTTTGTCCTTCTGTGAATATGCCATCAGCAAGGGTTTTTAAATTTTGTAAATCTTGTACACTATTTGGAATATCCTCTAATTTATAATTTCCCTGTACTGCGCGGTCATATACGCTTTGCGCTTCGGCTGTTCCCCTATTCAAAACACCCGGATTAAACTGGCCTGCTTTTTCTGCCTGTTGAGGATTAATACCGACTTCCGAAAGAACTACGTTTGCACCAGTTGGGTCACCCGAAATACCATTGCCTATGATAGCCGCCTGTGTATCGCCACTGCGGATAGCGTTCGAGGTTTTCGCGATAGTTCTTAAACCACTAGAAATCGCGCCGTCGGCGACTTTGTTTAATAATTCAATATCACCAACTTTGCCAACAGAGTTAAAGAAATCCTTCCTTGCGTTTGATTTGGCTTGTTGTCTATTTGAGGTTTGTGGACATTTAACAACAAAGTTAAATCTTGGGTCTAGTGCCATGTAAAATACTCCTTATTTCATTGTATTTATTCATTATGTTCATGAGTGAGAAAAGGGGCATAAAGCCCCTTTCTATAAGCGTGTAAGCCCCACCGTTTAGGTGATACGACCTGCACCACCAGTTGCAACACCTTCACCTTGTCCGTAGCCGCCGATATTCTGACGTGCGTGGTCATAACGTAAAGTTGTTGTGATTAAAACTGCATCAGAAGCAGCCATGTCCAAATCAGTGTAATCCACTTGTTGGAGCCAGCAGCCTTCAATCGTCCATTTTTCAGTTACTTGGTCATTACCATCTAGCATATCAAGATAAGTAACAAACTTGTACAATGAACCTTCACCAGAAGCCGCCATCCATTGACCTTCGGCACCAGTTAACCATTGTTGTTTCTGTAGTTGTTCTTGAATAACCGCAGCCGCAGTACCCGAAACATCATCTTCAAAAGAAAGTGTAATTGGCTCGAACGTATATTTACCTGCAATCCATGCACGTGATACGTAACGGTCTAATTGAACTTCTTCAAATGATATTACAGGACGTGTCACTGTTACCGCTTGCATACTAAGAGGTTGCGAATCAACTCCGCCGCCCAAGTTAGCGAATGTTATTCTCCAGCGATTCTTTTGTCGTGGATGTAAAATACCATTACCAACGCCGGGGATTCCTATATCATTAATTGTTGACATTTATAGATACTCCTTGTCTATTAAAATTATATTTCTGCACCAGTAGCTACGATACGAATTGGAATGTAGATAAATTCAGCCGCTTTGACTGGTTTAAGTGCAACATCGATATACATTTCATTTCTATCAATTCTGTCTGGTGTGTTGTTACTTTCGTCACATACTGTAACAAAGTCGTAAAGTCCGCGTTTAACGATTAAATCTCCTAAGAAATTATCTACAACGGCTTTTAAATTGTCGCGTGTTAATGTATCATTTGGTTGGAATACAAATGACATTGTATTTCTACGCAATTGGCGTCTAACATAAGCGATTAAGCGTTCTACATTAATTCTATCTACTGCTGAAGCTGCTACCGCTGAAGTCTTCTGACCCCATACAACGAACCCTTGACCGGGGAAGTATACTAATGGGTTAATATCACCACCAGCTGCATATTGATACAATGCATCTCTGTCGCCATTATTCAATGCCAATTCAACGAATGAAGTTGGTCCGCCTAATACGCCACTTATATAACCAAGGTTGGAAATTCCTGAGATAAGACCACGGCGTAAGCCAGCTGGCGCAAACCATAAGAATGAAACATTGTCACTAAATGTGATAGTTCTAAGTGCAACACCCGATGCTGCACATGCTACAACTTTACCGTCAAGGTTAGTTGCTAATGCAGAAGGGTAATAATAAGCAATATGGTTAGTGCGTGTGCGACTTGCGCTTGCTGCCCAACCAGTTGATGGGTCTGTAATTTGACCTACATCCATATTCATTGGTGTGTCTGCGATAATCATCGCTTCTTCTTTCATGTCTACAACAAGTCCAAACATTTCATCAGTAAGTTCCCAATAACCGGGACATAAAACTAAGTTATAATCGAATGCTTCTGCGCGGATATCTTGATTTCCTGCAACAACTGCTGCCAATGCTGTAGTAATTGTGTTACGGCGCGAATCGTCGTTGGCACCTAAACTTGTAGCACTTAAAAATTCATTAGTAAATTTCATATCATCACCAGCTGCAACTAATACTGTGCCGCCTTGCGCTGCTGTATATTCACCTACAGGAGAGCCGCCAGCATCTGCTAATGAATCAAAACCAGTAAATGTGCTTGTTGCTGGTAAATCATAACCTGCACCAAATACATCTAATGCTGGTACATTATCACCAAAATATTGTGTTTCTAATGAACCAAATGAGAATGAATCCCAAATATCATCTGTTGCAACACGCGCAAGTTCTTTTAATTCTGTTGCTGTTACAGTAGTAACTGTACCGGGTGGTTGTGGAGCTGGTGGGGAACCAACAAGTACTGCTTGATTGAAGTTGATGCGCTCATTTATAAGTGCTTCCAATACAATTCTTGATTCTTCAATCTTAGCATCCCAAGATGAACGAACCGAAGTTATATCGTCGTTTAGATTTACATCTGCACGAATAACATACGCTTTGTTTCCTATCCCTAAGTATTGGTTTAATGCGAAAAGACCATATTCGTTTCTTGCATCACCGTGGTGCGCGGCGCCACTTGTATCTTCAAGGAAAGATGGTACACCATAAAGTTCGATACTTTGTTTCAAGGATGTCACAGTTCGAATAACATTATTCTCAAACGTACCTGCGGCGTCCAGTGGTGGGCTTGTATCACCCGGTTGTATTTTTTCATCTTGTGTTGCAATAAAAAACAAAGGCACTGTAGCTGCCGAAACTGGTATGAAAAAGCTCTCATCCGTGACTGTTACGCTAACGCCTGCACTAACTAATTGTGCCATGTTGTGTTCTCCTTAACTATTAATTTCTTCCACATATTGTGGTCATTAGTATTTATACCAAAGCATACAAAATATCTATTTTTGGGCTATTTAGGTTACATCTACGTCATCCAGACTGAAAACCTTCTCATATTCGATGCCTTGGCTATCCAAATCAGATATTATTTCATAAGAACCACTTACATCAGTACCTATGGCACCAATTCGAAGTAATATGTCTTTAACGTAATTTGCACGGACATCAATAGATGTAGATAGGTATATTGGCACTGTGAACCCCATTCTTGTTTGAATAAGGCGTCTATCTGCGCCCGATGGTAGGTTTTCATCAAGGCGCACATCAACCAATTCTACGGTGGTTAGTCTGGTTGTATCAAACAATTCATCCGTAGTTTGGAGTTGGACCAGTGGGTCGAATAGCGTCAAAATCTGTTCTATGATTTGTTGGTGCTGATATTGGTTACTTGCCCAAATGCCCAATTCAAATTGAGCAGTATATGGTACTGGTTGGCGCTGATAGACAACTTTCATATCATCAGGAAAAATTCCACCAGTGGGGGTGTATGTGTTGCGTTTTGTTTGTCCAATACCTTTTCTTCGCTCTGGTGCCATCTCTATCCCTGTTAGGGTGAACGCCATTATAGGTAAACGTATTGGTTTATTTTGTGTATTTTCGCTTTTGATTGCAGCAACAACCCTATCCATACTCGCGTTCTTAATTGGCACGCTAATAAGTTCGGGAGCATTATCTTCATTCCAACCAACCATGACTTGCATGCCTGCAAAAATTGCAGCAAATTGAACTATGTAACTTCTAAGTTGTTCGTCGTAATAATACGTGTCAAGCACTGTGGTAGCCATTAGCCTTCCTCACATTCATCTTTGATTCTTTCGCGACGTTGTGTTACATCACTTTCATCACCAGTTGTTGGTGATTTTACAAATTCATTAAGCAAAGGCTTAACTGGATTATACTGTGAACGTAAGTCTGTTTCCAAATATAACCATCTTCCTTTTGCGTCGGAATAACGATATAAACGAGCAGGGACATCACCAGCATTACCAACATAAATCATTCTATGATAATCTTTATTCTTAGGATTGGTGGGGAATTCCACCGCTTCCGTAAATGGTGCGTTGTTTGGCGGCATAGCATCTTCTACGTATATAACAGTAGGATTCAATCCTACTTTTGTAATTGCAATACCGTGCGAGGCGGCTTCCGCTATTTCTTCTTCTTCAAATTGGCGAACCTTACTTGATGCTTCGGCGCCACGTTGTGGCACAGCGTCGCGTGCTTCGGCTTCTATGACCTTACTAACATCGAAATAGTCTTGGTAGATAGTGCTATTACCATCTTCGCCTTCAACCAACCCATTTTCGTCTGGTTCAAGTTCGGCAAGTCGTCCAAAGATGCCCTGTGTTTCTTGTGAAGCGAACGCAGGTTGGGCGACTATACGCAATAACGTTGGGCGCCAGCCGGGTGTATATCCTTCCGTTGACCACGATACGTCTGTTACTTCCATCCATTTAAG